GGCAGATTGTATATTTAGTACTATTTGCGTACATCAATAGTTAACAATAGAAAATAAGAAATTAGTAATAAGGAAACCTGTTAATTCTATAGATTTACAAGATGTTAGAATGTACGTAGCTCAATTTACCAATAATCATGCTAAGAGCACTGTTAATACATTAACTTCTAGTCTGAAAAGCTTTTTCAAATGGTTAGAGTTAGAAGGATATATAGAAAAGAATCCTGCACTTAGATTAAAACAAATAAAGTTGCCAAAGAGATTAAGAAAATCTTTAACAGCAGATGAATTAGAAAGACTTAGGGATGCATGCATTACTACACGAGAACGAGCTATAATAGAATTTATTTTTGCAACAGGCTGCAGAGTATCAGAAGTTGTAAAAGTAAATGTATCGGAGTTAGATCCTATTAATAGTACACTTAGAATAATAGGCAAAGGAGATAGCGAGAGAATAGTATATTTTTCTCCAAAGGCAAAGTTATATTTGCAAAAATATCTTCTTGAAAGACCAGAGACTGAATGCCAGGCACTTTTTACAACAATAAGATACCCTCATAGTCGTTTAGGAAAAAGGAGTGTAGAAAAGGAAGTAAGCAGAGTTGCTGTAAGAGCAGGAATAAATAAGAATGTATTTCCACATTTATTACGCCATACTATGGCTACATTAGGCTTAAAATCAGGAGCAAACATAACAACAATACAGAAACTACTAGGGCATACATTGCCGTCTACTACTGAGATATATGCAGAGGTATCTCAGGATGATATCAAACATGAATACAACCAACATTTTGTACAATAGAGCTTTTTATAGGCTCTATTTTTTATATAAAAATTTATTTAAGAGAGGTGTAAGATGGCAGATGAAAAGTGGTTAGACGATCTTAAAGAGGATATTATAATCATAAAAGAAACTCTAAAGAATATGGTAGCTACAAATGAACTTAAGCTAATAGGCTTAGAAGAAAAACTAAAGGTTGCAAACAATAGGATAAAAGATTTAGAAGAAAATAATAAATGGTTATGGAGAGCAGTAGTTGGAGCGGTAATCGCTGGAGCTATTGCTCTTTTATTTAAAAAATAATTTTAAGGAGAGATGTTAAAATGGAATTTACAAAATTTATAACTGAAAATGCTTTAATCTTAGTGCCAGCACTTTATGTGTTAGGAATGGTTTTAAAAGGAACTGAAAAAATATCTGATAAATACATTCCAATAGTGTTATTACCTATAGGTGTTATTGCATCTATATCTATGTTAGGTTATACAGTACAAGCAATTGTACAAGGTGTGCTTGTGGTTGGTGCAGCGGTGTATACTAATCAATTAGTTAAGCAAATTAATAAATCAGAGTAGACATGGAGCCACAGAGCTCCTTTTAAATTTAAAAATAAATAATTGGAGGAATGAAAGATGAATATTATAAATACAGGTTTAAGTTTTGGATCATTAAGCAAGAGAGGTGCTACTAATAAAATTATAGGACATCATGCAGATGCACTAAATTGTACAGTGCAAGACATTCACAACTGGCACAAGAACAACGGATGGTCAGGGATAGGTTATCACTTATTCATTAGAAAAAATGGAGAAGTTTATCAAGGTAGACCAATAGATACACTTGGGGCTCACACTCTAAATCAAAATTCTGACAGCATAGGAATATGTTTAGAGGGTAGATTAACACAAGAAAAGCCTACAAAAGCCCAAATGAACTCACTCAAAGAAGTTTTGGCATATCTTAGAGGGATATATGGAAACATACCTTTCAAGGGACATAAGGACTATATGGCAACTGATTGTCCAGGCTCTCTTATGGACTACATGGTAGAACTAAATGGCGTTACATCTTCAAGACCTGCAGCAGTTCAAGAAACTCCTAAAGAGACAAATATAGACACAAATGGATGGACAGCCAGAATACAAGTTGAATGTAATGTGCAAGGTTTTTCTAATCAAGCAGTTGATAATATACCTGGACCTAATACACTCGCAGGATGTCCCTTAATAAAAATTGGTTCTAGTGGGAAAATAACAGCTTTAGTCCAAGAACGATTAAATAAATTAGGTTTTAATTGTGGAGATGTAGACGGAATCTTTGGAGAAAAGACTAGAGGTTCAGTAATTGCTTTCCAATCGTCAAGAGGATTATCAGCAGATGGCATTGTTGGACAAAATACTTGGAGAAAACTTTTAGGATTATAAGATAGAAAGCTCCTGAATCAATTAAGATACAGGAGCAAATATATGCTAAAGAAAAGATGGGTTATGGATAGACCCCTTACGTTAACCTTCTATATAATATATGAAGAGTAAAAGATAATTGCCACAATTGAGGATTAATTTCCTTGGTTGTGGCTTTTTTATTTTTAAAAGTTTTTCAAACAAATAGTAGAGAAGTTGCTGGAAAATTTTTAAAATTAATAAATAAATAATATTTTGAATTATTCTGGATATAATAAAATTGACGTATCGTTATCGGTGATAAAGATTGGTTATCTTAATCACATGAGTAATTCTAATATATCTAATAAAAACCTAAGTACAAATAAAACATATTTTAACCACATGAAAAACCCTCCTTTCATTAATAATAGGTGCAACTATATTTTGATTTAAAGGAGGGCTTTCTATGTTATATTATTTTAGGAAAATATGTTAAGTCTTATCAAGATTGTACAAGCTATTTTATTATATTAAAAATTAAAAGAATTATTAAAGCGCTACCTAAAGCCAATGTCCCAAGAGCAATAGATAAATCAATTCTTATGCAACTTTTCTTCTTAGAAAATCTCACATTTCTCACCTCATCCAAATTATGGACAATCTGCCTAAAATCTATACAAAAACCTATTATGTTAAGGTGTATTTTTCTTAGCATATTTTAAATTTTATTACATAATTTGTTGTTTTATACACATCTTTGTCGAATATATTGCTTGTCTAAATTTCTCATAATATACTTAAAATTGAATAATAATTTTACATCATAATATTAAAAGGGGAAGATAATAATGGCAAAATTAAAGCAATGTAAAGCTTGTGGAGCAGAAATATCCAAAAGTGCAAAAGCATGTCCTAAATGTGGACAAAAGAATGGTGGAGGATGTCTTAAAATTCTACTAATAGCTATAGGTGTTATAGTTGTTTTAGGCGTATTTGCATCTCTTGGGAATAAAGACGATTCTGATACTGCTAAAGATACCGATACCAAGACAACTGAGTCTAATTCAGCAGCAGAAACTAAAAAAGAAGATGAAAATAAAATAAAAGCAGGAAGTTACAAAGTCGGTCAAGATATGCCTGCAGGAGAATACATAGTTATTTCAGGTGGTTTAGGATTAGGATATGTAGAAGTTACAAAGGATAGCTCTGGTACACTTGATAGTATAGTAATGAATGATAATGTACAAGGTAATACAATTATAACAGTAAAAGATGGGCAGTATGTAAATCTAAAGAGTGCTGATATGTATGCATTTGATAAAGCGCCTTCACTTAAACCTGAAGATGGTATTTATAAAGATGGTATGTATAAGGTAGGCGTTCATATTCCAGCAGGAGAATATAAAGTTGTTCCAGATTCAAATATGGGATATGTTGAAGTTGATAAAGATAGTTTTGGAAGTCTAGGAAGTATAATAACTAACGATAACTTACAAGCAGAAAAATATATAACAGTTCAAGATGGACAATATTTAAAAATCAAAAATGCTTCAATAAATATAAATAAGTAATTATATATTTTGAATGTTTATAACTAAAATATGAATTAATATACAATGAATAGATGTAGGTGAAATCTTAATTTAAAGATTCCACCTATTTTTTATTTTAGCCACTAATTAGCCACTTAGTAAAAATATAATGAAACTAATTAACTTTAAGCTATGTGGTTTTAACCATTGAAAACACTAGCTTTAGCATAAGTTAACGAATTTTATAAAATCATTTTAGACAAAAGGCGAGTGTGGGGGCAAAAACCAGGTCAGCTAGTCTCAATACAATATACCATGCGGTATAACAGTCTTTTAGGACTGTTTTTTTATTGCCTAAAAGTAAACTTAGCCACCAATTAGCCACCTAGAAAAATGATAGCCACCATAAGCTATATAGTAGGTACATTAATTCTATACTTCTCTAATACTTTTTTAGTGCTTTCTCTATTTATGTGAGTGTATATTTTATGAGTAACTTCAGAGCCTTTTTTATGTCCAACTATAGCTTGCGTAATTGATTCAACAACACCATCAAGTGCCATTTGGGTTATAAATGTATGCCTAGTAGTATGAAAAGGTCTATAAGGCAATTCTAGAGCTTTTAAAGCATCACCCCATTCTCTTAATACATATTTCTTCAAAAGTGGTTCGCCTAAGACATTAGTAAATACTAGATTTAATTTATTACTATAGCTATCACCTGCTTTTGATGAATCGAGTTCATTTTGTATTTTTGCTTTTTTCCACATAGGGTCAAAGCTTTCAGTGTATTCAATATTTCTTACAGAGGACATTGTTTTAGGTATAGTAAGCTTCATGCTAGATCCAATTTTATTTCCATCTTTATCAAAATCTTTAGTATATCTTAGAGATTTTTTTATATTTATAATTTTAGACTCAGTATCGATATCATTCCAGGATAAGGCTAATATCTCACCTTGTCTCATGCCTAAACTAAATCCTAAATAAGCAATTCCTGCTATTCTATTATTTGTTTTATACAAGTACTCTAAAATCATATCTCTTTCAACAGATGAAAATACAACTAATTCATTAGCATTTTTCTCTTTTAAATAACTTATTTGTCCAGGAACCTTAATACTCATACAAGGATTCTTAATTATTATGTCATTTTCTATTTCATAATTAAAAAATCTCTTCAACAGCTTAGTAAGTTTAGACAATAAAGTATATTTCTTTCCATTGTGATATAGAGTATTTAAGTAAGATTGAATTGCTGGTGCTTTTAGCTCTCTGACCTTTTTAATACCTATCTTAGAATCTTTCACATATAGCCTATATAATGTTTCATAGGTTTCAAATGTACTAGTCTTTATACCGCTAGGCATAATAACGTCGAATAACCAATCCTTAAAAGCTTCATTTAAGGTATATTCAATAGCATTAGAAGTTACATCTATACCATTTTTCATATCCCTTTCATAAGCTTCTTTTTTTCTTTCAGCTTCTGATTTGCTTTTACCATAAAAGTTTTTAAAAACTTTTTCACCAGAGCTATCGTATCCAATTAATAATCGGATCCTGTAATATTTCTTTCCATTAACATTTGAATTTGTTTTAACAGCCATTGCTACCTCCTCTTATCATATTCTGGATGTTCTTCTATAAAAATCTTCATTATCATAGCTAAACCTTTATTTGTTAAAGGTTCTGGATCTAGACAAGTAAATTCAATTCTTTTATCTTTATATAGCTTCCAGTAAAGTTTAACTAATGATATTTCATTCCTAGTTAAGTCTTGAAATTCAGATAAATTTACAACAGTTTGATTCAAAAAATCACCTCCTTTCAAACATATGTTCTCCTAAAATGCAAAAATATATAAATGCATTAAGCATTTTATTCTATATTGAATCTAAGTTTTAATAGAGGAATGGGGATGCTTTCGGCGCAAGCTATTTGATCAAGGGTATATCCTTCATATATTAAAAATATATCTCCTGGAATTAATAATCTCGCTGCAAAATAATTAGCTTGTCTCTCTAATTTATCAACAGAATAAAAAGTGTTATTAATTAGAAAAGGTGTATTTGCATTAGGGTGAAATATAGCATGTCCTAATTCGTGACCACATGTAAACAATTGTTTAGAATATGTTAAGTCTTCATTTACATGTATCATCTTTTGCCTAACAAATTTATTGTAATACCCATTTATTGAGCCTAGTGGCTCTTTAAAAATAATTATATTTTCTCCTTTAGCTATATCAAAAGGATTATTTGTTTTATATTTTTCAACTAATTTATCTATCTCATAATCTATTATATTTCTCATAAATTCCCCTTTGATTATTTTTTATATTTATTAGGAGTAAATTTACTTTTAGCTATTTGTTTAGCCAATCTCATGGAGTTTTCTAAGCTTATTCTAAGTAATTCTTTAGTTTCCTCATTAATTGGCTCACCGTCAAACATGAGACCATTTTGATCTTCTTGTAATTGTTCTAATGTTTCATTAAGAACTTTACTTATATCTTTTTTATCTTTTTTGTTTAATTGTATATTTAAATCATTTATTTTATCTTCTTCTGTAAAGAAGAATGAAAGAGGAATATCTAAAGCATTAGCAATAGACTTAACAACATCAATGCTTGGGTTATATCTATTTCTCTCTATATCTGCTAAATAAGAACGCGAAATAGTAGCTTTATTAGCCAAATCAACCTGAGTTAATCCACGTTCTTTTCTTGACACTTTGATTTTTTCACCTATATTCATACAAAAATACCTCGCATCCTAATGTCGTTATTTCCGACCTTCTTTATTTTATTATACCCATAAAATGTCGGGTGGACAAGTATTAAAATGACGGAAATACAAGTAAAAATGAGCAAAATGACGGAATAACAAGTTAATTCTTGATAATCTTCTCTCATAGTCGGAAATGCTAGTATTTTAAAATTTACATAATGACGTAAATACAATACAATGAGTACATGGAGGTGAGAACATGACAAAAGAAAACAAACAAAAAGTAATAGGTGAGATAATAAAAAATGCTAGGACAAGCAAGAATTTGACACAACAAAAGGTTTCTGATGACACAGGTATATCAAGAAATTATATATCTGATGTAGAAAACGGAAGATATATGCCTAGCGTAGAGACATTACTTACCTTAGCTCAATACTTAAAGATAGATTTAAATTTAATACCTAAAATGACGGAAATACAAGTATGAAGATGAGGAGTGAGATATATGCCAAAAGTAAAGACAATGACTACAGATGAATTGGAACTCATAAATGTAAAGATAACTTTAACAATAGAAGAAGCAGCGATATATGCAGGAATATCAGCAGATAAGATTAGAAAATTAGTTCACACTAAAGATTTTCCATGTTTTAAGAATGGAAACAAGTGGCTTATAAATAAACAAATGCTCCAGGAGTGGATTGCAAAGGTAAGCGTGGAGCATAGAGAAATTTAATCTAAAACTCAACATAATTTAAAAAATAAAGGGTGATTTTATGAATATACAAATATTATTTCAATTCATAGCACTTTGTAAGAATTTAAACATTGAGCCAACATTTAAAGGACTTAATGGTTTTAAATACAGATTTTATTGAAAGGGGATGAGGAAGATGCTTAGTGAAGAACAGAAGCAGATAATAGTTCAATATATGCCTATGGCAAAGAAAGCAGCTGGAGACTTCTATGCGAAGTATTTTGAAAAATACAGCTTTACTGAATTAGAAAGTATGTCTTATGAAGCACTAATTAGAGCCGTACCAAAGTACAAAGAGAGTAAAAAGGCTAATATGACTACTTACTTACATCAAGCTATTAGATGGCATTTAAACAGGATTATAAATGAAGATAAATGGTATCTATGCAAACAAGCTGATAGAGGAAGTACTAAAAATACTGTTTTTAGTTATCAAGCAACTATTAAAGAAGATTACAGATCAGAACTTGCAGATAAAGAAGTTAATATTCTTAATAGATTAATGGTTGAAGAAGCTTTAGAACTATTACCAGAGAAGCAAAAGACTATATTAAAACTTAAATATTTAGAAGGATTAACCTTTGACCAAATTGGAGAAATATTTGGATTTACAAGAAATGCAGCTTATGAACAAGCTAAAAGAGCTATTAGAAACATCCAAAGACATTGGTTAGTTGTATAAAAAAAGAGACTGCAAAAGCAGCCAAAAAATAAAAACCTAATTTAAATATATACTTTTAATCTTAAAAAATCAAGTAGGAGGACAAGTCTTAATGAATATAACACTAAGTTCAAATGACATTCACAGAGTTGCTACCTTAACTAAAAGCAATGAACTAGCAATTATAAGTGAATCAGGTTCAACTTTGATAATTGCTCAAGAAAATGATAAAGATATCAGTTTCAAAAATCAGATAATTTTAAAAATTAATAGTGATGGTTATGGTGGTCAAGCTGTTATAACAAAGGAGTTATTAAAGCTAATTCCTAAAAACTCTAAAGTTGAGATTACAGAAAATCAAATAAAGATTGGAAGTAGAAAAATTAATTACAAGTCTAATAGTACCAATATAAAAGCTATAAAGCTTGAAAAACATCTAGTTACTCTATCTAGTGAAGAATTTAAAGAATTTATAAACCTAGAGTATGCATACGCCAAAGATGAAACTAGACCAATTTTATGTGGAGTATGCATTGATAATAAAGAAATAGTTGCCCTTGATGGTTTCAGATTAGCTGTAAGGTCTATTGTTTCAATAGCAGCAGAACAAGTTATAATTTCAAAAGAATTAATAGATGTAGTTAAGAAGATTAAGCCAAAAGATACTGTGCAAATATACTTTGATGATAACTATGTAAGCTTTATATTTGGAGATCTAGAGATTATAGGAAATAGGGTGTCAGGTACTTACATTAAATATAAATCGCTAATACCTGATGAGTTTAAAACTGAGGTTACTGTAAGTTCGAGTTATTTGCTAGATATAATACAAAATTACAAAAATGCAAAACTGGGTATAACAAAATTTAAAATTAGCAAAGACTCGATAAATCTAAGAAGTTCAAATGAAAAAATTATTGTTGAAGATAATTTAAAAGCTTCAGTAGAAGGTCCTGACATAGAGGTGGCATTCAATACAAACTATTTGGTTGACTCTTTTAAACAATATACTGATGAAGTAGTTTTAAAGGTTACAAGCAGTATTCAACCAATGATTATAACTGACAATTCTAATAAACTCGATTTGATTTTACCTGTAAGGCTTAGTAAGGAGAGTAGGTAATGGTTAAGAAGATAGCATTAGTTAAATTCAAAGGCTATCAAGAGCATATGGAGTACTCATATTTCACTGATATAGATGATCTAAAAGAAGGTGATGTATTAGTAGTACCAACCAATGAGTTCTACTCAATAGGTGTATTTTCAAGATACTCAAGTAATAAACAGCATATTAAGAATGCATCCAAGCCTATTGTTCAAAGAGTAGATACAGAAGCCTTTGAGGAAAAGATGTTCTTAGGAGGTTTTGATTGATGCAAGAGAAATTAAGCAAAGCCCAGTTTATGAGTAAAGTTATTACTCATGATTATGAGAAGAAAAGACTTAAGAGAGAAAGTGGTAAAGATGCGGATGCTCATATAGCTCAAAATGTCTATAAAAATAAAAGAAGAAATGGGAGGAAATAAACCATGACTAAGGTAGAAGAAGAAATCCAAGACCTTATAGTAGATGTTCTCGACATTAGAGAAAAGCTTATAGAAGTTGAAGGTGATTTAGAATCAGCTAAATATCAACTACTTACCAAACTTCAAGAAAATAACCTACTTCATTTGTATGTGACCAAGGTAAAGCTAAGATTATAGCCTTCAATAGACAAAGCCTTATTAAAGATGAGGTGCTAATAACTTTCAATGATATCAATAAAGGTTTAATTAAGGACAAGATTAATGTTAGAGACTACCTAAAATCTAGCAACATATGTTTTGTACTTGTTAAAGGAATAGAATAAAAAAATTAATTTCAAGGAGGAATTTATAAATGAAAATAACAGCAGAATTCAATTCAGTAGATGAGGTATTAGCTTTTGCTAGTACATTTGCAAATAAGAACTTAGGAGGTACAACCTTACCAATAGTAGTTAATACCCCTAAAGTAAGTGAAGCAGTTAAGGAAGAAGTAAAGACCAAGGAACCAGTTCAAATACACACACCTGATAAGGAAGAACCACAAAAGGAAACAGTAGTAGAAGAACAAGCACAAGCTCAGGAAGAAAATAAAGAAGAAATATCAGTAACTAAAGAAATGGTTAGAGAAAAACTAGGTGCTGCTATGAAAGCAGGAAAACAAGCAGAAGTAAAAGCTTTAGTTAAGAAGTATGGAGCAACTAAAGTACCTGACTTAAAAGAAGAACACTATAAAGCAGTATATGAAGAAGCTGGGGCTTTATTGTAATGGGAGCTCACGCACTACTAAGTGCAAGTGGTGCTAGTAGGTGGCTTGCATGCCCCCCTAGTGCTAAATTAGAACAGAACTTTGAAAACAAGTCTAGTGAGTTTGCAGCAGAAGGGACTCTTGCACATGAACTTGGAGAATTATCACTAAAGCTTAATTTAGAAGAAATAACTAAAAGGAAATTCAATTCCGAATTTAAAAAGATTGAAGCACATGAACTTTTTACAAAGGACATGCCAGATTATGTAGAAGTTTATGTTGATACTTGCATGGAAAGATTATCAGAAGCTAAAGCAAAGACACCTGATGCACTATTCAAAATAGAGCAGAGATTAGACTTCAGCGAATGGGTTCCAGAAGGTTTCGGTACTGGTGACTTTTTAGTAATAGCTGATGGGACTATAGAAGTATGTGACCTTAAGTATGGTAAAGGTGTTCCTGTAAGTGCTGTAGGTAATAAGCAAATGAGATTATACGCATTAGGTGCTATAGCTGAGTTTGGTTTTCTATATGACATAGAAAAAGTAAAAATGACCATCATACAACCACAATTAGATTCTATAAGTACTGATGAAATAACAGTTGAAGAACTTATAAAATGGGCAGAAGAATTTGTTAAACCTAGAGCTCAGTTAGCTATTAAAGGAGAAGGAGAGTTTTGTGCAGGAGATCATTGTAAGTTCTGTAGAGCTAAAGCAACTTGTAGAACTAGAGCCGAGAAGAACTTAGAACTAGCTAAATATGATTTCCAGGATCCATACCTTTTAGATAATACAGAAATTGCTGATATCTTAGCTAAGGCGGATGAATTTGCAAAGTGGGCTAAAGATGTACAAGAGTATGCTTTAGAACAAGCAGTTCAGGGTGAAGAATATCCAGGATGGAAAGTAGTAGAAGGTAGAAGTAATAGAAAATGGACTGATGAAAATAAAGTTGGGGAAATACTTTTGGGAAAAGGTTTCTTAGAAAGTATTATCTACACTAAAAAGCTTACTGGTATTTCTAATATGGAAAAAGCTCTCGGTAAAAAAGAATTAAACAATATATTGGGTGACTATATAGAAAAGCCTTTTGGAAAACCAACATTAGCACCAGTTACAGATAAAAGAGAAGTTTATAACCCTGCAAAAGCAGATTTTAAATAAAAAAATAATTTAAAAATAAAGGAGAAATGCAAAATGGCAAACGTAAAAGCAAAAAGAACAGGAACAAAGGTAACTACAGGAAAGGTTAGATTAAGCTACGCTCATCTTTTTGAGCCACATGGTATAGATGGAAATGAACCTAAATACTCAGTTAGTATTATAATCCCTAAATCAGATAAGGAAACACTTCAAGCTATAAAAGAAGCTACAGAACAAGCTAAGAAAGATGGAGCTAGTAAGTTTGGTGGTAAAGTTCCACCAACAGTAAAAACACCTTTAAGAGATGGAGATGCAGAAAGACCAGATGATGAAGCTTATCAAAATGCATATTTCTTAAATGCAAATTCAAAGAATAAACCAGGCGTAGTAGATATAAGTGTACAACCAGTATTAGATGCTAGTGAAGTATACTCAGGATGCTATGGAAGAGTAACACTTAACTTCTATGCTTACAATGCAAATGGAAATAAAGGTATAGCTGCTGGATTAGGTAATGTACAAAAATTAGAAGATGGGGAACCACTTGGAGGATTCACTAGGGCAGAAGATGATTTTGATTCAGTAGAATCCGTAGAAGATGATTTCTTAGGTTAGAAATATGAAGATACTCGGAATAGATGTTGAAACATATTGCGAGTTAGACATTAAAAATGTGGGTGCTTATAGATACTGTGAGCACCCATCTTTTGAAATAATGTTATTCGCTTATGCTTTTGATGATGATCCAGTTCAGATTATAGACCTGATGAATGGTGAAGTTATACCACCAGAAGTTGAAGAAGCTATTAATAATCCTGATGTACTAAAAACCGCATTCAATGCAAACTTTGAAAGAAACTCAATTCAAAATCATATGCCGTTTTGGTACTGTCCACCTAATGAATGGGAATGCACAATGGTTAAAGCCTTGACCATAGGATTACCTGGAAGTCTTGATATGGTAGGTAAGGTACTAAAATTTGCAGAAGATAAGCAAAAGATGAAGGAAGGTAAAGCCTTAATACAATATTTTTGTAAGCCTTGTAAACCGACCAAAGTTAATGGTGGAAGGGTTAGAAACCTTCCAGAACATGCACCTGATAAGTGGGAAACTTTTAAAGAATACTGCAAGCAAGACGTTGAATCTGAAAGAGAAATAAGAAAGAAACTAGATAGATATAAAACTTTAGATAAAGAACAAAGATTATGGGAATTAGATCAGATTATAAATGACCGAGGTATAGCAATAGATGAACAGCTAATAGATAAGGCTATAGAGGTTGATATGACCTACAGTAAAAGGCTTGAAGATGAAGCTAGAAAGATTACAGGACTAGATAATCCTAACAGTCCTACACAGCTTAAAAAGTGGATAGGAGAACGTATAGGACACGAAGTAACTAGTCTCACTAAAGACAGTATACCAGTTCTTATAGAAGAAGCTGAAATATTAGATGAAAGTGGAGTAGTTGAGATTCTTAAACTAAGACAGCTTATGGCTAAAACCTCTATAAAGAAGTATGAAGCTATGAAAAATGCTAAACAGGATAGAGGAAGGGTAGGGGGGTTATTACAGTTCTATGGAGCTAATAGGACTGGTAGATGGGCAGGTAGATTAGTCCAAGTACAGAACTTACCGCAGAATCATTTACCTGATTTAGACCTTGCTAGAAGCCTTGTAAAAGATGGTGATGTAGATAATATAGAGTTCTTATACGGTAATGTTCCAGATACTCTAAGTCAACTTATAAGAACCGCTTTTATACCAACAGAAGGTAATAGATTTATAGTTAGTGACTTCTCAGCTATAGAAGCTAGAGTAATAGCATGGTTTGCAGGAGAGAATTGGAGATTAGATGTTTTTAAAACTCATGGAAAGATTTATGAAGCTTCAGCTAGTCAGATGTTTCATGTACCTATAGAGAGTATTAAAAAGGGTAGTGAGTTAAGACAAAAAGGAAAGATAGCAGAACTTGCCCTAGGTTATGGTGGTAGCGTTGGAGCTATTATGTCCATGGATAAATCAAAAAGTATCCCTGAGAATGAACTTCCAGAGTTAGTTAGTAGCTGGAGAACTGCTAATCCTAATATAACAAAGTTTTGGTGGGATTGTGATAAAGCAGCTAAAAAAGCTATAAGAGAAAAAACAACAGTTAGTATGCAATATGGACTTAAGTTTATCTATGATACTGGAGTTTTATTTATTCAGTTACCAAGTGGAAGAAAGCTATCTTATATAAGACCTAAAATTGAACCTCATGAGACATTTAGCGGTGAGAAGATAACTTACGAGGGGATGGAACAGACCAGTAAACAATGGACTAAAATAAGCACCTATGGACCTAAGCTTGTGGAGAACATTGTTCAGGCTACAAGTAGAGATTGTTTAGCTGAATCTATGTTTAGGGTAGAAAAAGCAGCATATCCAATTGTTATGCATGTACATGATGAACTAGTACTAGATGTACCTAAAGGTTTCGGTAGCGTAGAAGAAGTAGGAAAGATAATGGGAGAACCTATCTCATGGGCACCAGGACTTCCACTAAGAGCAGATGGTTATGAATGTAGTTACTACATGAAAGATTAGGTGGTGTTATGGGGTATAAGCAATTAACTTTAGTTACTTCTAGAAAAGAAACTAAGTGTATGATCTGTGACAAGGAAATTCACAAAGGAGATAAATGCTATACTCTCTCTCGTGCAAGAGCTTCAGCATCTAAGAGAATTAAAAAGAGTTTTACTAAGAAAGATTACTCCATTTGTTTGGAGTGTAAATAAGGAGGATTTTTTAATGGATTTAACAATTGGTTATTTAGAAGATAAGTTTAGAAAGTTTCCTAAAAATACTGTAATCCATATAGGTTGTGGTGTTTGTAATCATAGTGCAAGTGGTAGTGAACAAATAGTTTCTATAGAAGATAGAACTAATCAGACTTATGGGTATATAGAGCTAACACTAAATGATAAAACAGAAGGTAAAGTTGAGGTTACTAAAGACGAGAAGCTATTTTATGAAACTGAGATTGCTAAGTTAAAGAGTACCATTGCTAAACAAGAAAAGGTAATTAAAGAGTATGCGGATACTAAGCAAAGCATTTTAAGTACTATAGCTTGTAATGATAAGAGAATTGAGTGGATCAAGAATGGAGAGATGTAATTTGGAATTATAGTAAATTAGACAAAATATAAAGAGGTGATTATATTTGGTTAATTATGATGAAACATATAGACCTACTGTGCCTAAATGGGTAGCGAAAATTCTAGAAAAAGAAAAGAGAAAAGACCCGTTGGCTGATTATGGCTTATCTAAAGAATGGGAAGATTGGAAACGTAAATATTCAAGGAAACTAAAATATGCAAGGTTAAATGGTTGGATAGTAGAAGAAAAAGATAAATAGTTTGAAATTATTGTGAGGGAGTGAGTTATTTGGGATTAGTAGTAGACAACTTTGCAGGTGGGGGAGGTGCTAGTACAGGGATTGAACAGGCTTTAGGTAGAAATATTGATATAGCTATAAATCATGATCCTGCCGCAATTCTTATGCATAAAACTAATCATCCTAACACTAGGCATTACCAAGAAAGTGTTTGGGATGTAGATATAAGAAAAATAACAAAAGGTCAAGATGTAGACTTAGTATGGTGTAGTCCAGATTGTAAGCATTTTAGTAAGGCTAAAGGTGGAAAGCCAGTCAATAAGGAAATACGAGGCTTAGCTTGGGTTGCTATTAAATGGGCAGGCACAGTAAAACCGAAAATTATCATTCTTGAAAATGTAGAAGAATTTCAAACATGGGGACCTATAGATAAAGATGGTAAACCAATAACTAAGCATAAAGGTAGAACCTTTAAAAGTTTCTTAAACGCCTTTAAGTATTTAGGTTATGAGGTTGAATATAAAGAACTTTCAGCGTGTGATTATGGAGCGCCAACAACACGTAAAAGGTTTTTCTTGATTGCTAGGTGTGATGGGAAACCTATAGTGTGGCCAGAGACTACACATGGGCAGGATAAAACATCTTATATACCAGCAAGTCAAATAATAAATTGGAATTTAGAGGTTTCTAGTATATTCGATAGGAAAAAGGAGTTAGCAGATAATACCTTAATAAGAATAGCTAGAGGTATTCAAAAATATGTTGTTGAAGAAGAACCATTTATAGTTAAGGATAAAGCTTACTTTTTAAGTCACTATTATACACATCAGGGAAAAGAAACTAGATGCAGCAGTCTAAGAGATCCTATAGCAACTATACCAACACAAAATAGATTTGGATTAGTAGAAGTAAAGTTTCAGGATATAGAATTACCTTTAAAAAATGGGGTAGCTGCATTTCTAACTAAGTATTATGGATGCGATACTGGACAAAGTTTAAATAGTCCAATTCACACTATAACAACTAAAGATAGATTTGGATTAGTAACTATAAGAAGCGAAGAATATAAAATAGCTGACATAGGGTTAAGGATGCTTACAGCTAGAGAACTATTTAATGGAATGGGATTCCCTAAGACATACATTATAGACCATGATTACACTGGAAAGAAATACCCAACTACTCAGCAAAAAGCTAGGTGTGGGAATGCAGTTGTTCCTGCATTAGCTAAAGCTTTAGTACAAGCAAATATTACTAAAATAGAACAGAAAGAACTTGTAAGTTAGTTCAGAATACAAAAAGATGATTAAGAAGGTGGGGGATATTGTCACAATAGGTGTTAATAGAAGTAAGATTGGATGTTTTAATTGGTATATTTGGATTCCTTTTTTTATCAATAATTTGGTATTACCTTAGTGGTATTTTAAAAAGAGTAATGCTAAAAATTTATGGATTTAAGTATCAAAAGAAACAAAGACTTAAGGTACCTAAGAAACTCCAAGATAGATATATAAAAAATAATAAATTATAGAGGAGGTAGTCCCCCGACTATCAACTTGTACCAATTTAGCCCCATAGGATTTTTTATAAGGAAGTGATTATTAATGTGGAAAATAATAGTTACTATCGTAGTATTACAAATTTTAATCATAAGATTCTTTCAAAAATGTGATGTAGATTGATATATTAAATAGATGCTTTAAGGAGGTGGTAACTTGGAATATAAAACAGAAGATAACCCAATTATAAAAATTAAACATGATGGATCTGTTGCGATAGCTACAGGGAGAAATAAAACAGCTAAGCAGTGGAAAAATAAAAACATGATGTATTCAGCTTTAGTTGAAAAGTTAAGTCATACAACTAGAACTCCTGAGACTGCTGCTGAGTATAAGAAAATGGCTAAGACTGATAAAGACCGTATTAAAGATGTTGGTGGGTTTGTAGGTGGAAGTCTTAAAAATGGTAGAAGGTTAAAAACTAATGTAGCTAATAGAACTTTGCTTACACTTGACCTAGATTATGTACAAGGTGATATATGGACAAGTATAGAGTTACTATATGACTTTGCATGTGTAATGTATTCAACGCATACACATGCACCAGATAATCAAAGATTAAGACTCATTATTCCTCTATCAAGACCAGTACTTCCAGATGAATATCAAGCTATAGGAAGAATGGTAGCTAATGATTTAGGAATAGACCAGTTTGACGATACAACATATGATCCTGAAAGGTTAATGTACTGGCCAAGTACATCAAGTGATGGAGAGTATGTATTTAAGGTTCAGGACCTAAGGTGGCTTAATCCTGATGAAGTATTAGATAGATACCCTTTTGGGTGGCAAGATGTCAGTTATTGGCCAGAGAGTTCAAGGGCAAGGGCGAAGTTAAATAAGGCTTTAAAGAAACAGGAAGACCCACTAGAAAAGAAGGGCATTATTGGAGCTTTCTGTAGGACCTATAGTATTACAGAAGCTATAGGAGAGTTCTTGTCTGATATCTATGCACCTGGTGCAGATGAAACAAGATATACATTCTCTGAGGGTTCAACTACTGGTGGGGTTGTAATTTATGAAGATAAATTTAGCTTCTCACATCATGGTACAGATCCTACAAGTAATGTTTTATGTAATGCCTTTGACTTAGTTAGAATTCATAAGTTTGGGGAATTAGACGAAGATGCGAAAGAAGATACTCCAGTAAATAGGTTACCTTCTTTCACTAGAATGTCAGAGTATGCAAGTTCTGATTATAAGGTAATGGAAACTATGGGTAAGGAAAACATGTTAAAAGCTCAAGAAGATTTTGACATGGTAGAAGAAGAAATTAATACTGAATGGTTAAAAGAACTTACCTATACAGAACAAGGAAAAATAAGAAATACAATTAGTAATTTCTCTTTGATAATTGAAAATGAACCTTTGCTAAAAGGAAAGATAGCTTATAATGAGTTCTCAAATAGAGCTGTAGTAATAGGACAACTTCCTTGGAGGAAAAAAGGTAATAACTCTGACTGGTCCGATACTGATGATAGCGGATTAAGAGAGTTTATAGAAAAGTATTATAAGATCTCAAGTAATGCAAAATGTGCTGATGCTCTAGTACTAAGTTTTGAAAAACATTCATTCCACCCAATAAAAGATTATCTAAATAACCTATTTTGGGATGGAGAAGAAAGACTTGATACTTTATTTATAGACTACTTAGGTGCAGAAGATAACAGCTATGTAAGAACAGTTGCTAGAAAGATATTAGTAGCAGCAGTAGCAAGGGTATTTAATCCAGGGTGTAAATTTGATAACATGCCAGTCTTAAGTGGTCCTCAGGGTATAGGTAAAAGTACCATTATTAAAAAACTAGGTAGGGATTGGTATTCGGATTCTTTAACTACTGTAAATGGTAAAGAAGCTTATGAACAATTACAAGGTGTTTGGATATTAGAAATGGGTGAAATGATGGCAACTAAAAAGGCTGACATTGAAGCTACTAAACACTTCTTATCCAAGACAGAAGATATTTATAGAGTAGCCTATGGAAGAAGGACAAGTCGCTTTCCTAGACAATGCGTGTTCATAGGTACTACTAATGATAGGGAATTCCTAAGAGATAAAACAGGTAATAGAAGGTTCTGGCCAATAGATGTTGGAATCCATAAAGCTAGTAAGAGTGTGTTCAATGACTTAACAGCTTATGAAGTAGAACAAATATGGGCTGAAGCTGTAGAGCTATTTAATAATAAAGAACCTTTATATTTAACAGGGGAACAAGAAAAAGAAGCACAAAAACAGCAAGATGAACACTCAGAAGAAAGTGCTAAAGCAGGTTTAATAGAAGAATATCTCAATAAGCTATTACCTCAAAATTGGTACGATTTAGACATTCCTGAACGTAGAAACTTTATACACGGGACCGAATTTGCAGATGCGCAGGAGGGGACTTTACGGAGAGATAAAACTTGCGTTATGGAAATATGGGTTGAATTATTTAATGGTGATCCTAAACAATTAAACCCTATGCAATCTAGAGAAATTAATGATATTTTGAGTAGTCTTGATATATGGGAGAAGCATAAAAGTAAATTAAGATTTGGAAAAGTTTATGGTATACAAAGAGCTTTTATACGCAGAATTTAGTGTTACCAAAGTACAATTTTAGCGTTACCGCAATTTTGTACTTAGTGTTACCAATGTTACCATAATAAATATGCTTGGTAACGCTTATGGTAACGCCTTAAAGTTAGATATACCAATAGGTAGAGTAATACTGTTACCAATGTTACCAAAATATTATATATAAGTAGTATTAATATAATTAGGCATATACACGTATATACATATACGCCTAATATAGCGATTTATATATATATAGAAATTTTGGTAACGTGGTAACGCCTAAAAAGAAGGTGATATTTTGGAAGAATCAAAAATAGAAAGAAAACTAAAAAAAGAAGTTGAGTTGATAGGTGGAAAAGCTATAAAGTTCGTTAGCCCTGGAATGTCAGGTGTGCCTGATAGGATTGTTTTATTACCAGAAGGAAGGATATACTTTGTAGAGCTTAAAGCACCTAAAGAAAAACTTAGAGCTTTACAGGAATATAGAAAGAAGCAAATAGAACAGTTAGGGTTTAATGTCTTTTGTATAGATACGTATGAGAAGATAGATGAGTTTATAAGAGAGGTGAAAACTATTGTTATTTAAACCACACACATATCAAGAATATGCAATTAATCACATTATGGATAATAGAGCAGCAGGTTTATTCCTAGATATGGGTATGGGTAAGACTGTTAGTACCTTAACTTCTATAGAGAACCTATTATTTCTAGGTGATGTTAATAAGGTTTTAGTTATAGCACCACTTAGAGTAGCAGAAGATACATGGAGTACTGAGACTGAGAAATGGGACCATCTAGAAAATATAAGAATATCTAAAATATTAGGTACAGATAAACAAAGAAGATTAGCAGCTTCTATAGATGCAGATGTTTATGTGATAAATAGGGAAAATGTAACATGGTTAGTTGATAATTACTTTAAGTCATGGAAGTGGGACATGTGTGTTATAGATGAATCAAGTTCTTTTAAATCATCTAAGGCTAAAAGATTTAGAGCTTTAAAGAAAGTAAGACCCTATTTTAAAAGAATAGTAGAACTTACTGGAACACCAGCACCTAATAACTTAATAGATCTATGGCCACAAATATATTTACTTGATGGTGGTAAAAGATTAGGTAGGACTATAACAGGATTTAAAGAACAGTACTTTACACCAGGTAGAAGAAATGGTTATACAGTATTCGATTGGATAATCAAAGAAGGTTCAGAAGATGCAATATACAATAACATAGGTGATATATGCATGAGTATGAAAGCTAAAGACTATTTAGATTTACCAGAAAGAATTGATAATATTATAAGCATCAACTTAACAAATGAAGCTAGAAAACAATATAATCAATTAGCGAAAGATTTAGTTATAGAGTTTCAGGACAATGATATTACAGCTACTAATGCAGCAGTACTAACTGGAAAACTTCTTCAAATGTCTAATGGAGCTATCTATTCAGAGACTAAGGAAGTAATTGAAATACATGAGGAAAAGCTTAAAGCATTATTAGATATAGTTGAAGCAGCTAACGGAAAACCAGTATTAATCTTTTATAGTTTCAAACATGACTATCATAGAATAATTAGTTTTTTAGCTGAAAACAAATTAAAGGCTAAAGGATTAGAAGATTCAAAGGATATTAAGAAATGGAATGAAGGTAAAATTCCAATACTTTTAGTTCATCCAGCAAGTGCAGGACATGGTTTAAACCTCCAATATGGAGGAAATATAATAGTTTGGTTTGGACTTACATGGAGTTTAGAATTCTATCAACAAGCTAATGCAAGGCTTCATAGACAAGGACAAAAAGAAATAGTTATTATTCATCATCTAGTATCTAAAGATACAGTTGATGAAGATGTTATGGAAGCCTTGAAAAATAAAGAAGTTAATCAGGAAATGCTTTTAGAAGCAGTTAAAGCAAGACTATTAAAGGAGGGATAGCATGAAGTTACTAATGCATGTTTTGAAAAAGAATGACAAGCTTAATGTAGATAACAGAATAATAAGTTTTAAGGAAATATCAGATAAATTACGTGAAGAATATAAGGAAGTGCAGGAAACCATAATAGATTATGATGATAAAGCAAATCTAGAAAATCTAAAAGAATTAATCAGAGAAACTTTTGACTTAATACAAATGTGTATTTTGATATTGTGGAAGTGTCACAAAATAGCTAAATATATTGATAAACCTAAATTAGTTGAGGAAGTTAATATAGAGCATAAGGACAAGTTAGCTAAAAGAGAATGGATTATAGAAACTGGTATAGAGATAGATGTTAAGGGTTAGGAGGGATAGTCTTGAATAAAGAAGAGTTATCGAAGTATAGAAAAATATCTTGTGAAATAGATTTGCTTCAAAGACAATTAGAAAAAGTAGAACCTGAGTTTACTACAGATTCAGTCACAGGATCATATACAGAATTCCCTTTTATACAATGCAATATTAAAATATCAGGTGTTGATACAGATTCTTATAGAAAAAGAGTTTCTGGAATAAACAAAAGATTAAGCAAGAAACTTAATGAATTGATTGAAGAGAAGGACAAGCTTACAGAATATATTTATACCTTAGAGGATAGCAGCTTAAGACAGATATTAATATATAAATATATCGAAGGACTAACATGGAAGGATATAGGGGATAGAATGAATTATGCAACTAGTACTGTAAGATTAAAACATGATGCGTTTATGAAAAGATTAGCACCTATTAGCACATCAAACATGTTATGATTGTATCATGGAATTTTATAAACTGTATGACCTCCTATTAAATATATAAAAAGCACTTAGATTAATTTCTAGGTGCTTTTTTGCTACATAAAAAAAGAAGGTGATTAACATGAAATATGTAATTATAAAGAAACAATATGAGAAATGTATTAAATGTGAATATTGCACTAAAATAAATGAGGACAAGTTATTCTGTCCTTTTTTAAGTTGTTTTAAGAATAAATAAATGAGGAGGTGGCATTAATGGCCCAAGGATTAACTGATAAACAAAGAATATTTGCTAATGAGTACCTAGTAGACCTTAATGCTACTAGAGCTTATAAAAAGGCTTACCCTAATGTAAAGAAAGATGAAGTTGCTAATGCAGCAGCTAGTAGAATGTTAAGGAATGTTAAGGTTAAGGCATATATAGATGAGCAGCTTAAGAAAATAGAAGATGAAAGCATAGCAGATGCTACGGAAGTTATGAAATATCTTACTCAAATACTAAGAGGTGAGCTTGATGAAGAAGTAGTTGTAGTAGAAGGTGAAGGAGACGGATGCTCTTCTGCTAGAACATTAAGAAAAGAAGTTGGAATAAGGGAACGTAATAAAGCGGCGGAGCTTCTGGGAAAAAGGTATAGGTTATTTATAGATAAGATTGAAGCAGATGTAAATCAAACTGTAATTTTTGAGGGTGAAAATGAACTTGAAGATTAAACTACCTGAAAAAATAGGCAAAGGATATAAAAGCTTTTGGAATTTCAAAGGCAGATATAGAGTTGTAAAGGGTGGTAGGGGTAGTAAAAAAAGCACCACACAGGCTCAATGGATAATCTATAACATGATGAAGTACCAATTAGCTAATACATTGGTCATAAGGCGTATATTTAATACTCATAAGGATTCTACTTATGCCCAGCTTAAATGGGCGACTCATAATTTAGGAGTAAATCATCTATGGCACTTTAGTAAATCGCCTTTAGAAGTAACGTATATACCCACAGGGCAGAAGATACTATTCAGAGGGTTAGATGATCCAATGAGTATTACTTCCATAACTGTAGAAAAAGGATATCTTTGTTGGTGTTGGTTTGAAGAAGCTTTTCAGGTTATGAATGAAGATGATTTTAATAAAATAGATATGTCTATCAGAGGAGAGCTTCCGACAGGATACTTTAAGCAGATAACTCTAACATTTAACCCCTGGAGCGAAAAACATTGGCTAAAGAAAAGATTTTTTGATACTAAAGACAGTGAAATACTAGCATTAACAACTACTTATAAGTGCAATGAATTCTTAGGTGAAGATGATAGAAATATATTTGAGAAAATGAAGAAGAATAATCCTAGAAGATATTCCATAGAGGGTCAAGGTAATTGGGGAATAGCGGAAGGATTGATATACGAGAACTGGGAAGAAAGAGAATTTGATTATAAAGAGATTATTAAAAGAAAAAATGTTGTCAGCGCTTTTGGTTTAGACTTTGGATATACTAATGACCCTACGGCTTTTATATGCTGCTTAGTCGATAAAGATGCTAAGGAGCTTTTTATTTTTGATGAACATTACCAAAAGGCTATGACTAATAGTATGATAGCTGAAATGATTAAATATAAAGGATTCAATAAAGAAAGAATTACAGCAGATAGTGCAGAGCCTAAAAGCATTGATGAAATTAAAAGGTTAGGCATAAATAGAATAAGAGCTGCTACCAAAGGTAGAGACAGTATACTTAATGGTATTCAGTTCATACAAGACTATAAAGTATATGTGCATCCTAAGTGTCAAAATACTCTAATAGAGTTTTCAAATTATGTGTGGGATACAAAAGAAGGGCAAGTAATTAATAAGCCCATAGATGATTATAATCACTTAATGGATTCATTAAGATATGCGGTAGAAGATTTAAAGAAACCTAAATGGTTAGTGTAGGAGGTGGTACAATGCTATTAGATATACTTTCAGATAATCAATCAAAAGTAATCAAGGTTTTAGAAAAAGCAATAATAAAAGATAGAATATCAGATAAGAAAAAGAAGGCTAGTGAGGGATTGAGGTACTATAAAGGTGAGCATGAAATCCTAAAATATAGGCTTTTTTATTTTGATTCTAATGGAGTTTTAAAAGAAGATAAATATAAATCTAATATTAAAATACAACATCAATTTCATACGGAGCTAGTAGACCAGAAAGTACAGTATTTACTATCTAATCCTTTGGAAGTAATTACAGAAGATGAACAACTTGTAGAAAAGTTAAAGGAGTATATTAACGAGGACTTTCAGGAGCTATTACAGAACTTAGTTGAAGGAGCTGCTAATAAAGGGCGTGAATATGTTTATGCTTATAAAGATGGAAATAATAAGATAGCTTTTCAGGTAGCTGATTCTTTAGGTGTTATACCTATTTATGATGAGGTTGATAATAATAAGTTAAAAGGCTTAATAAGGTATTATGACACTATAGCTTATGATGATAATGATAATGAAATAAATATCACTAAAGCTGAGGTATGGACTGATAAACAAGTATCTTATTATACACAAGACAAGGATAAAAAAGGTTTTAAATTCGATATAGATATTAAACCTAATCCTAAACCTCATATAGTTCTAGAAGATGATAAGGCAATATATGATGGTGGTAGCTTTGGTTATATACCTTTCTTTAGATTGGATAATAACAAATATCAAAAGACGGATTTAGAACCTATAAAAGCTTTAATAGATGATTATGATTTAATGGCATGTGCTTTATCGAATAATCTTCAAGACTTCCAGGAAGCCATTTATGTGGTTAGGGGTTATCCAGGTGATAGTTTAGACGAGCTCAGTACTAACCTAAAAACTAAAAAGACTATAGGAGTAGATGCAGAAGGTGGTCTAGAAGTAAAAACTATAGATATTCCAGTAGAAGCTAGAAAGACTAAACTAGAGCTTGATAAAAACTCTATATATAAGTTTGGAATGGGTTTTGATAGTAGCCAAATAGGTGACGGAAATATTACTAACATTGTTATTAAATCTAGATATGCTTTACTAGATCTTAAGTGCAATAAAGCAGAAACAAGACTAAGAACATTAGTAAGGCAGCTACTTAAAATAATAGTTGATGATATTAACTCTAGATATGGTACAGCTTATAATTACCAGGATATTGAGATTAATATCGTAAGAGAAACCATGGTAAATGAGGATTCTGTAGTAGCTAATGGAAAAGTTGAAGCAGAAACTCAAACAGCTTTGATAAACAATGTTTTATTAGCAGGAAATACAATTAGTAATGATACTAAGCTAAGACTTATATGCGAGATTTTAGAACTTGATTATGAAGAAGAAAAGAAAGCTTTAGAAGATCAAGAACCATATGTAGATATGAATAAACTTAGTGATGAATTAATATCTAAAGCTAATGCTTCAACTTCTGGTGGTGATGTAGTTGAGTAAGTATTATGAGGAACTTTTAGAGTTAGCTGAAAAAGATGAAGCTAAGGTTAAAAAGACACTTATAAATAACTATGTTCAATCTATTGCTGAAATGAAAAAAAAACTTAAGGATTATATGATAAGTTACGAGGATTTAAGCTTTGCTAAACAGATGGAAGCGAAAAGACTAGATAATTTAATAGAGCAAATGAATGCATCTCTTAAAAAGTTATATGATAATAACCATGATACTATAGTAGATTATGATAAAACTACTTTCGATAGAGAGTATTTTGGAGTATTCTATGAAGTTGAAAATGTAGCTAACGTAAACCTTCAATTTAGCGCATTGAATGAGGACTATATAACACAGGCTATAGAAGCACCTATAGAAGGATTAAAGCTATCAGAAAGGCTATATGATAAGAATTTAAATGATATGAAACTAAGGGTTAAAGGTGCAGTTACACAAGGATTGATAAATTCAAGTGGTTATCCTGCAATAGCTGAAGCTATTTCAAGTATAGGATGGACAGACTTCAATCATGCAATGACTATAGCAATTACTGAAGCAGGTAGAATAAAGTCTTTAGCAAGGCAAAAAGGACAACAGGAAGCGGTAGATAAAGGTGTTAAGCTAGAAAAGAAGTGGCTATCAACTCTAGATAAGAAAACAAGGCATTCACATCAAAAATTAGATGGTCAAACCGTAGGTATAGATGAAGAATTTGAAATCAATGGACATAAAGCGCCACAACCTAGGCTCTTTGGTGTAGCTAGTGAAGATATAAGATGTAGATGTGACACTGTAACAATGGTCGAGGGCATATCTGCGGAGCTAAGAAGGGATAATGAAACAGGCAAAATAATAGAATATAAGAATTACGAGGAATGGGCAAATGCTAAAGATTTAAAGAAGGAAAAGAAAGTTACCAAAACTATAGAAGCGGCAAGTAAATATGCTGAAAAATTTGCTGAAGAAGTAGATTATAGCAAATTTAAAATTGAAACTGCTAACGCTATTAATAAAAAGTTTGATGAATTATTCAAAATCTATAATGTTCCTAAATTCACAAAGTTAAGCAATAAAACTTCTCAAGGTGCAGCTGGAACGTTTAAAGGAACCATGGATACATCTTTAAATGTTAAGCGTGGAAGTATGGCTGTAAGTGCAATGCACAATAATATTGATACATTAAATGATATGTTGCAAGACTTTAAAACAGGCAAAAACGCCTTAAAGTTAGGTAAATATGAGCCATTAGATGCTTTAAATCAAACTATAACACATGAATTCGGTCACGTGTTATACGATAGCAAGTTAAGCAGCAAAGGACTATTGAAGGAAATAAGAAGTATTAAAACCAGGTATAGTAAAGAAATAAACACCTTGCGTAAAAAATATAGATTAGAAAATTTAATAGGAGCTGATGATATTGAGAGTGAAGATTTAGAAAAGTTTAAGAATATATTTATATCAACGTATGCTGATACAGATACTGACGAATGGGTAGCTGAAGCTTTTGCAGATGCAACACTAAGTGAACGACCTAGTCCGTATAGCTTAGAAGTATTAGAAGCAATAAAAAAATATGTACCATTAAAGTAAGTCTTAGGAATAGGGCTTTTTATTTTGCTCTTTTTACAAGTTTGCAGAGCATAAAGAACAAAGAACTCTTAACAGGGACAGACCTGTATAAAAATGTATTGGAGGAATAGAAAGATGGAATGGTTAAGAAAATTATTAGAAAGTGCAACAATAGCAGATGGGAAATTAGACATAGAAGCTTTAATGACTTCTATAAATACTGAATTTCCTAAAAATGCGGTACCAAAGGATAAATATAATGACATTAGTGGTGAACTTAAAACAGCTAATGCTACTATCAAGGATCTAAAGAAAAATAATGCAGATAATGAGACACTTCAAAACACAATAAAAACGCATGAAACTACTATAGCAACTTTAAAAGCTGAGTCAGTAAAAAGGGAAAAAGAATATTCAGTTAAAGGTGCTTTAGAAAAAGCTGGAGCTACGGATATAGATTATTTACTGTATAAGCTTGGTGGAGTAGATAAACTTGAAGTAGATTCAGAAGGTAAAATAAAAGATCTAGATAATAAGATAAAAGATTTACAAGCTACTAATGCTACATTCTTCAAAGCAGTAGAAGGCGCTGATAATAAACCTAAGGTAATAGAAAACAAATTATCTGGTGGTGATCCGGGAAATGGTGGAGATGATATTGCAAATGCATTTGCAAATGCTTTAAAAGGTAACATTTAATAAAAAGGGAGATGTATAAATAATGGCAAACGTATTAGAATATTCAAAAATATTTCAAACAGAATTAGATAAAGTTGCGGTTCAAGCATTAACAACAGGTTGGATGGATAGTAATTCAGGTCAAGTAAAATACACTGGAGGAAAAGAAGTAAAAATACCTAAGTTATCAGTAGATGGACTTGCAGACTATGGAAGAGCAGGAAATACAGGATTCGTTGATGGAGCAGTTACATTTGAGTATGAGACTAAAACAATGACACAAGATAGAGGAAGGGGATTTTCTATTGATGCTAACGATGTTGATGAAACAGGTTTCGTTGTAACAGCAGGTTCAATAATGGGAGAGTTCCAAAGAACAAAGGTAGTACCTGAAATTGATGCTTATAGATTATCAGCATTATCAGCTTTAGCGCAAGAAGCAAATAAAAAGTACTCTTATACTCCTTCTAAACTAACTATAATAGAAGAAATTAAGTTAGGAATTAAAAACATTAGACAAAAAGGTTATAATGGGGACTTAGTTATACACTTAACTTATGATGCAATGATGGAAGTAGAACTCGCTTTATTAGGTAAATTAACAAGTGTTGATTTTTCTAAAGGTGGAATTATAACAAAGGTTCCTGCAATTGATATGTGCCCATTAATAGAAACTGCTGAAAATAGAATGTACTCAGCTATCCAATTATATGATGGTGTTACTTCTGGACAAACTCAAGGCGGATATGTAAAGGCAAGTAATGGGATTCAAATGAACTTTATTATAATGCCAAGAACAACTCCTATAGCTGTAACTAAGCAAGATAATATGAGAATATTTGATCCTTTAACTAACCAAAAAGCAAATGCTTGGGCAATGGATTATAGAAGATATCATGACTTATGGGTAAAGGATAATGCAGCAGATTCAATCTATGTAAATTATAAGGAGGCTAAGCCAGCATAATGTATAAGTTAGTTAGATTAAATGTAGAACGTGTTGTAGATAATGAACACCTTAAGGATAAACTGATAAACGAGGGCTACAAGTTAGTAGTACCTGAAGAATTAGCAAAAGAAAAAGGGTTAGAAGATAATAAGGACTTAGAAGATTTAACAGTAGATAAGTTGAAAGAATTAGCAAAAGAAAAAGGGTTAGAAGATAATAAGGACTTAGAAGATTTAACAGTAGATAAGTTGAAAGAATTAGCAAAAGAAAAAGGGTTAGAGGGTATTTCTAAATTAAACAAAGAAGAATTAATTAAGGTATTAAAAGGTGATGAATAATCACCTTTCTTTTTATTTAAGGTGGTGATAATTTGATAATCACATTAACTAAGGCTAAACAATTACTAGGAATAAATGATACCTCTAAAGACTTTGAGATAGAGGAAAAGCTTAAAGGGTTAGAAGTAACAATAATAAACTTAACAAATAATAAGTTCTTAGATAAAAGAGTTAGAAGTAATAAAAATTTTATCTTTGCTTCTGATAGTAAAACTATAACAGGAGATAACTTTCTTAAGTTAGGCTTTAGGGTAGGAGATTCTATAGATATAGATGATTGTTTATTGAACAAAGGTATATTTACTATAATAGCTGTTACTGATAGCTCTATAACAGTAAATGAGGATATATTAGATGAGGAAAATATAAGTCTTATAACTAAGATAGTATATCCCTATGACATTGTACAAGGGGTAATCAAGCTTATCAATTATGATTTTAAGATGTCAGATAAAATAGGAGTAAAGCAAGAATCTATATCTAGATATTCAGTTACTTATTATGATTTAAATTCAACTGAGAGCATAGAAGGTTATCCAGCTGCTCTTATGAAGTTTCTAAATAAGTATAAGAAGTTGAGGTGGTCTTAATGGATACTTCTAAATGTCCTGAATACTCAGTTATGGGAGTAACTCAAGTTGATAATGAAATAGGTGGGTTTGTAGAGACACAAGAAGAATTATTTAAAGTTAAAGGGTTTTTAGATCTATTAACAGGAGATGAAAAGACAACTAATAATGCTTTTATGGAAGAATCCACTCATATTCTGTTAATGAATTATAGAGCTAGAATAAAGGCTAAAGAGAATTGGTTAGTTGATGAAATAGGTAATAGATATGATATTACGCTTGTAGATGATCCTATGAACTTCCACAGGCATTTAGAGATTTACCTGAAGTTTGTAGGTGATAAAATATGACTTTTGTAAATAATTCTAAAGCATGTAAAGAAGCCATAAGAAAAGCTCAAGTTAAATGGTTATATGCAGCAGGTGAGCTGTTAGTAAGTACTATAAGACCTTTAATACCAGTAATGACTTCTAATCTTAAAACTTCGCTTGATTATGTAGTAGATGAAGATAAGATGACATTAACAGTAGGTGTAGGTGAAGAATATGCTGTGTATGTTGAGTTTGGAACTGGTGAATTTGCAGAGAATGGACAAGGGCGTAAAGGTGGATGGACCTACAAAGATCCTATAACAGGTGAAACTGTGTTTACATGGGGTCAGGACCCGCAACCGTATATGAGACCAGGTTATAGAAATCAAAAGAAAAACATTGAAGCTCTACTTGTGAAATATTTAAAAGAGCTTGGGACTTCAGCTAAAATAACCATGAAGAAGGTGAAGAAATGATACCTTTTTTACAAGAATTAAATAAAGAGTTTAAGAAGGTATGTACTGAAAGTTATCTTGAATATAATACAGCTAAAACAGTGACATACCCATACCTAACATATACCCTTTCTAGTGAAGATTTAGAGCACCAGGAAGGGTTTTATATTGATGTAGATATATTTGATAACTGTGGTTCAAATACAGTGAATTTGGAGCAATTAACACATAATCTTAAGCAGCATTTTAAGCGTAATGCTATTCTTACAGATGAGTTGTTAATTCAATTTGAGTATCAAACAGCTAGGAATATTCCTAATATGTCAGAATTAATAAGAAGAAGAAATATACAATTATATTGTAAAGTAGATTGGAGGTAATAATATGCCAGAAGCAGTAAAAACTAATGGATATAGTGCTAATACTCCTAAATATTATCTTTTAGATGCAGGGGCAATATTTAAGAATGTTGTATATAATGCAACTAGTCATAAATATGAAGGAGATCCAATAGGTGCTACTACAGAAGGAGCTAAACTTAATATCGTAACGACTTTTAGGCAGCCACCAGTAGATGGGGTTTTAACTAAAGTAAAAGGTAATGATGTTATAGAGAATATAGAAGCAACATTGGAATGTACTCTAAAGGAATGGAAAAAAGAAAATTTAGCAAATGCTTTATTTGCTGATATAACAACAGGTGATGGTACTTCAGCACCTACAGGATATAAGATATTAAAAGGTAGAAATGTAATATTGGATAGTGATTATATATCTAATATTGCTTATGTTGGTAAAATATCAGGTGAGGGTGAACCAGTAATAATATTTTTAAAGAATGCCTTAAATACAGCAGGGTTATCTATTGAAACTAAAGATAAAGGAGAAGCTGGAATCCCATGTAAGTTTGAAGCAAGAGCAGATGCAAATAAGCCAGAAGATTATAGTAGTATATGGGAGATGGTATATCCAGAAACAACAACTTAAACTAGGAGAAATCCTAGTTTTATTTTTTTAGGAGGAACTTTTTATGGAAGAAGAAAAGTTAGTAATGAGAAAGCTTACAGGACAAGATCTATTTCCAATGCTTAAGATTTTGAGTAAGGTCAAAGTAAAAGATATGGTAATGGAGTTTATTAAAAAAAGAGAAGAATTTATTAAAAATGCTAAAGAGTATACAGAAAAAGAGCAAATGCAGATAGGCATGGAACTATTTGGAGAAATAATTAACACAACTCTTGCTAATTTAGAACTGGCGAAAGACGATATTAATAAGCTTTTAGCTAATCTATGTTCAATAGAATTAGGAGAAGTAGAGAAACTTAATATGGTTGAATATACAGAGTTAATTTTAGGGTTCTTTGAAAAGGAGGAATTAGCCGATTTTTTCAAATGTATTTCTTCATCCAAAAAGTTAAAGAGTTTAATATAAAAGATCTGTTGTTTAAAAGATACTCTAATGTTAATGAATTATTAGGAACATTTAATGACTTTAAGGACCTTAAGGAGTACTTAGAAGATCTTTTAGATAAATCCATGGATGAAGAAATGTACGATTACTATATTCATAAATCAATTCTAAGTGATGTAAGTTTCGAAGATTTTAAAAATAGTATTATGCAGCAAGTTAAGGCAAGTCAAATGACAGATAAAGAAGTAAATGAAATAGTTGAAGATGCATTTAAATATATAGAACCGAGGAGGTGATAGTATTTATGGCTATGATGGATTTATTTACTATGGCTGGACAAATTGTTACTAATGCAGATGATGCAAACAAAGATATTGATAGTGTTACAAATAAAGCAGAAGAATCAGAGAGTCGTATGGTAAAAGCATTTAAAGGAATAGGAGCAGCTGTAGTTGCTACTTTTGCAGTAGATAAGATAATCGGATTCGGAAAGACTATGGTTGAAACGAGTGCTAAATTACAGGCTTTAGATTCTCAGTTTGACCAAACATTCAAGGATAATCAAGGTCAAGCAATGGATCTTATAAACAAACAAGTTCAAGACCAAGGAATACATGTAGATAGGCTTAGAGGGGCATGGAGCTCATTCTATGGTACATTTAAGGGTAATGGTGCAGATGCCAATCAATCTCTAGATTTAACCTCTAAATATATGACATTAGCTGGAGATGCATCAGCTTATTATGATACTTCCCTTGAAGATGTAGTTTCTCGTTTAAAAAGTATTACTATGGGTAACTTTGAAGCCGGAGATGCAATAGGTATAAATATAAATGCTACTAAAATGGATATCAAGGCGAAGGAAGAGTATGGGAAGGCTTGGCAGAATTTAAGTGATACTGAAAAGGAATATTTACTTATAGATACAGTAGGAAAGATATATGAAGCTAGTGGAGCTATGGGACAAGGTGCTAGAGAAGCTAATGGATACGAGAATGTAATGGGAAATTTAAAGGCTTCATGGAATAGATTTCTTCAAGTCATAGGAAGCCCTATTCTTGCTGGTGTAATAATTGTCATTCAGAATCTAACATTAGCTACGGAGAATATGACAACATGGTTTAGCAATGCCTCAATTTCTGTAGGAAACTTAATCTCATGGTTTCAAGAACACAATACAGCTTCAACCATACTTATTACTACATTAGGAATATTAACAGCTGGAATATTAGCTTATAATGCTGCGACTATATCCGCGACTATAGCAAGTGGTGCAGAAACTGCAGCTATAATTGCTCTATATGCAGCAGAATGGATTGCGACAACTGCGACAACTGCCTTTGGGGTAGCGTTGGCATTTATAACTTCTCCAATAGGCATAGTTACTTTAGCATTAGGGTTATTAGTGGCTGGTGGTATAGCACTATATAATAATTGGGATTTTGTAAGAGGTAAAGCTATAGAAATTTGGGGATTTATAAGTGGTTTTGTATCAGAAAAACTCAATGCTATGGGGATAGATACAACATCTTTTTCTAGTGTTGTAAATGGGGTTTTTAGCAATCTTTTTGGGATTATGACTAGACCTTTTAGTGACGCTTATAATTTTATAATGGGTGTAGCAGATAGAATAAAGAATTCAATAAACAACATATTTAATGTAAATATAAAACTACCACATTTCAAACTTGATGGGGAATTTAGTTTAATGCCACCTAGAGTTCCTAAGCTAGGAGTAGAGTGGTATGCAAATGGAGGTATTTTAACTAAGCCCACAGCTTTTGGAATTAATCCTTCTACAGGTAACATAATGGCAGGAGGAGAAGATTCAACAGGTGGGGAGGCTATTATTCCATTAAATAGGCTTCCGGATATAATTGCAGAGGCTTTACTGAAGGCGGGGATAGGTGGGAATAATCAGCCTATTTATTTAGTTATGGATGGAAAAATTTTTGCAGCTACAATAGCACCATATACGGATCAAGTAAATGGAACAAATATAAAACTTGTTGAAAGGGGGTTAGCAACTTAGAATGTATGGTATAAGTTTTAAAAACAAACATAGTTATGATGATTTTGGATTAACTATTAAGTCTAAAGAACTTAGTCCCCCTAAGAAAATTAAAATTAAGGATAAAGTTCCTTTTATGAATGGTGCCTATGATTTTTCTGGATTATATGGAGAGCAAAGCTATGAAGAACGAGAACTACAGTATGTATTTAACTTAGTATGTAAAAATAAAATTGAAATGAATATAAAGAAGATGCAGATCCTTGATTGGCTAATGAATTCTTTTAAAGATACGTTAAAAGATGATGTCATTCAAGGATATTATTTTCTAGCTGAATGTGAAGATGTGGATTTTAATGAAGATGGATTTCAAGCAGAAATAAATGTAAGTTTTTCAGCCTACCCATTTAAGTTATCAGATCTTTTAGAGGGTAATGATATATGGAATTCCTTTAATTTTGAATTAGATTATGCTCAAAATACTAAGTTTGATGTGGACAACTCTTTAGATATAACATTATATAATCTAGGAGTTAAGAAGCTTACTCCTTCAGTAATATGCAGCACATCAATGCAAGTGATTAAAGGGTCTACAACATATAATTTTAATTCTGGAACCAGTAAAGATTGGAGATTTTCATTAGATTTAGGTGAGAATAATTTAACTTTGAAAGGTAATGGAACTATTGAGTTTCTATTTAGGAAGGAGGTTTTATAGTGTACCAGGTAACAATTAAAAATGGGGATGAAGAGTCCATAATAAATTCTATTTCTTCCGATATAGAAGCTCCTAGATTAAAGTCAGGAAGTATTAAACAAGGTATTAATACAATTGATAGTTTTAACTTTACAATACTTAGTAATAATCCTGGATTTAATAAAATCAATTCTTTAAGCACAACTATAGAGATCAAAAAAGTTTTAAATAATATTGAAACCATAGAATTTAGAGGTAGAGTTCTTCTTCCTTCTCAAAAGATGGAGAGCTCAGGAGAATTCTATAAAACAGTTGTATGTGAAAGTGAACTAGGTTATTTAATGGATAGTGTTCAAAGATATGGGGAATATCATGATATTACTATTAAGAATTTTTTGAAGATAATAATTGAGAATCACAATAACCAGGTAAGTGATGAACAGAAATTTACTGTTGGAATTGTTGAAGTTACTGATAGTAATAATAGTCTTTATAGATACTTAGGATATGATAAAACCTTTAGCACCATTAAAGATAAACTTCTAGATAGATTAGGCGGAGAGTTAAGAGTTAGATGGGAAAATGGAGTTAGATATCTGGATTATTTATGGAGCATTGGAGAAGAAAAAGAAACTGAAATAAGGATATCCAAGAATCTTAAAACCATAGAGCAGGAGAAAGATCCTTCAGATATAATAACTAGATTAATTCCATTGGGCAAGAAACTAGAGGATTCAGATGCAAGGCTGACAATAGCTAGTGTTAATAATGGAATTGACTACATAGATGATACTGCTGCTATAGCTGAATTTGGGATTATAGTTGATTCAGTAACTTGGGATGATGTAACAGATCCATCTAACCTAAAATCAAAAGGGCAGGCTAAGCTTATAGAGGTTAATAGACTTAAGAAAAAGCATAAAGTAGATGCTTTAGATTTAGCTACAATAGGCCTTGATTTTGATACTTTTGATATAGGGAATACTTATCCAGTAATAAATCCAATTATGGAGATAGATGAGCCTTTACGTGTAGTAGAAAAGACAATAAACATTTTTTCACCACAAAATAGTAGCTTAACTGTAGGGGATAAATTTGAAAGTATTGCTCAATATCAATTAAATATTAGCAAGACAAGCAAGAATGTGGCTACATTAAGCAGCAGAGTAGATAGCACAATAAATACAGTTGTTGATATAAATAGTGAGCTAAATAATACCATTGAGGTTCTAAATAGTACAAATGAAGTGTTGGCTAATACAAGTAGTTCAGTAGCGGATATAGGAAGCGCTCTACAAACTACAAACCAAAGTATTATTGCTATAAATAATTTACTTCAAAATAATATAAATGATGTTACAAATATTAAAACTGATATTCAAATAATAAAAACTAATGTTGAAACAATAGACAATAAGCTAACAAGATTAAAGAGAATGAGCTATATGGGGGTATAACATGGATGAAATAGTTAGATTGGCAGCTACTGCTTTAACAGACACAGAACAAACTCTCTATAGTAATATAAATGGAGCAGTAGTTAAGACCATAATTTTATATAATTCAAATACAACTGAAAAAGAACTTTCACTTAAGCTTGATAGTATAGAGTTTAAATTTAAATTAGCCACAGGAGAAACTAAAGTATTAGATTCCCCTGTGGTTTCTAATTTAATTAAAGCAACTGGCTTAGGCATCAATATTCATATCTCAGGAATTCAGTTAGGAGGTGTTTAGAATGGCAATTATAGCAAGTAAAATAGCACAAATTAGACAGGCTATATTCGGGAAAGATGTTAGGGAAAGTTTAGCTAGTGGATTAGAAGCTGTAAATGATGAAGTTGAAAGTACTACTAGTAAGCAAGAGCATCTTGAAGATACATTTAATCAACTTGTAATAAATGCAGGTAATAGCAATGCTGAGATCGTAGATGCTAGGGTAGATAATACTACTGGTAAATCTTATGACAAAGTTGGGGATAGGCTTGATGAAGTTAGTGCATATATGGAAGATAAGGTGAACAAAGGACAGGTTGCTGTTACAGACATAGACAAAAATAAGGGCAAGTTTGACCAAACTTATATGACACCTGAATTTTTACAACAAATGGCAGGTAATACACCTGTAAACGCAATACCCGATAATTTAAGTATAGTAAATAAACAATTAACAAAAAAATCAATTAGTATAGATAAAACAGATTATATTAAAATTAGCAAAAATTTATTTAATAAAGATGATGTTATAGAAAACAAGTATCCTGATGGAACACAAGGAGGTATATTAGCAGATAATACTCTTTATTGTGCTAGTAACTTTATAGTTTTAGAGCCTAATACAGAATACCATCGCAAACAAAATAAATATGTGTGTTTTTATGATGTAAATGGAAATTTTATAAGCTATGTTAATAATGTATATAGTTTTACAACTCCATCAAATGTGTATTTTGGAAGATTAGCTGTACTTAAGTCTGGAAAAGATACAGAACAGTTAGAAAAAGGGAATGCTGAAACCACCTATGTGCCATATGGTTTATATATTGATAAGTTAAAAGTAGAAACTAACAATATTGGTTTCCCTCTACCTACATTTACAAGAACGGTAAATTTGTTTGACAAAACAAAAGCTACTACAGGCTATTATATTAGAAGTACAGATGGTGTGCCTATAGCAAATGTTAATTATAATGCAAGTGATTTTATTGAGATTAAGTCAGCAATTCAATATACAAGAAATTATTCGCATCAACTTGCTTTTTATGATGAACTAAAGAATTATATTAGTGGGATAGATTCATTACAATCAACCACAGTTCCAGTCACCACAACATTCACAACCCCATCAAATGCAAAATATTGTCGAACAACTGTAGCTACTTTTATGATGGAGAGTTTTCAATTACAGGAAGGTAGTTCCTTGACAGACATTGAGCCATTTGGGTATAAATCAAGCGAATTATATGTGAAAAACAATAATATTTCAGTAAAAGATGATTTCTTACTATTCTTACCATCAGAAATTTGCATAGCAGTTGGAAGAACTATTGAACTATACAATAAACAAGTTTGTTGGTGTGGAAATATTGATAACTATCATTTTCAATGGATTTGCAATGTAGGTAAAGCTAAAAAAAGGAAATGGAGTTGTACTGCAGTAACTGGGATGATTGGTAATTACTCACTAACTCTTAATGTATATGATAATAATATGAATTTAATTTCTACTGCTACTACTACAATAAAAATAATTCAAAATACAATATCTGCTCCATTAAAAGTTTTGGCTATAGGAGATTCTCTTACAAATGGAAAGGAATGGTTAGCAGAAGTTAGAAATTTATCTGGGAATAACATTAGTTTTGTTGGTACTAGATGGAATGGTGATGTTCAAGGTGGTTATATAAATCATGAAGGAAGAAGTGGGTGGTCTGCAAGTTCCTATTTAACTAACTCAACATATACTTTTGAAAATAATGGAGTGGGTTCTGAAAATCCATTTTGGAATCCTTCTACTAGTCAATTTGATTACGCTTATTATAAATCACATTATTTTATAAATCCAGATGTGATACAAATATTTTTAGGTACAAATGGGATATCTTTAGACCCTGCCGTAAATGTTACTAACATAAAAACAATCGTGGATAAAATAAGAACTGTAGACAGTTCAATTAAAATATATGTTGTATTTACCCTTTATCGAGGCGACCAAGATGGCATAGGAAATCAATTAAGTACAGATGGTTATTCAGCGGGAAGTGGAATATGGAAATTACAAGAAGATAGAAAAGTTTATAATTTAATGGTTGCATTAAATGAAGCTTTAAAAAATTACACCAATCTGTTTTTCACCCCTGTAGCACTAACACATGATAGCGAATATAATTTTAAGGCTACATCTACAACTCCTGTAAATCCACGCTCTTCAATAGCTGAATTGCAAGATGTCGAAGCTACACACCCAAGTGCTAGACCAGATGGATATTTACAGATGGCAGATTGTATATTTAGTACTATTTGCGTACATCAATAGTTAACAATAGAAAATTATTGCGAAGTAACTAAAAACTTAGAGAGTAAGAAATTACTCTCTTTTTCTATCAAAAAATTCATAAAAATCACTTACTATTCTTGACAAAGTATAGCGAATGTTATACAATTATGTTAAGCAATAGTAAGGAGGGAATTATGAAAGATAAACAAACAAACATAAGA